GCTGAAGCTGATGGCTTCGGCTAAACCTGAACTGCTTGAGACGGCTGACGGGCTTCAAAAGGCGACAAACAGCGCGCTTCTTCTGGCTCAGGCTGGCGGCAGTACGCTGCCTGATGCAACGCGCACCTTGGCGCTGTCACTTAATCAGTTCGGCGCGGGCGCTGAGCAGGCAGACCGTTACATTAACGTGCTGGCTGCAGGTGCCAAATTTGGTGCGTCTGAAATTAACGACACCGCCGCCGCGATTAAAAATGGTGGTGTGGCCGCAGCGCAGGCCGGGATCGGATTTGAAACGCTCAATGCCGCTATTCAGGTGCTGGCATCGCGTGAAATCAAAGGCGGTGAAGCGGGTACCGCGCTGCGTAACATCATCCTGAACCTCGAAAAAGGTACGGACAAGACGCTCAAGCCTTCGGTTGTCGGGCTGAGCAAAGCGCTGGAGAATCTTGCAGGCAAAAACCTCTCAACGGCGCAGGCCGTTAAGCTGTTTGGCGTAGAGAACATCAACGCCGCCTCGATTCTTACCAGCAACCGAGGAAAACTTGATGAGCTGACCAAATCGCTTACCGGCACGCAGACTGCCCACGAGCAGGCTGCTGTAAGGGTTAATAACCTGAACGGCGATCTGATGGGGCTGACGAGTGCCTTTGAAGGTTTGATTATCAAGGTCGGTCAGTCTGGTAATGGTCCGCTGCGATCCGGTGTTCAAAGCATTACAGAATCCGTCAACGCTCTGGCTGATAACTTCAATACCGTTGCTTCGGTCGCGCTCTATACGCTGATTCCGGTCCTGTCTACCAAACTGACTGCCGGGCTAAGGGAAAGCGTTACCTCCTGGGCTGCTAACGAAATGGCAGTCAGAAGAAATGCATTACAGCAGGCCGAAATTGCTAAGCAGACCATTGCAGCGGCACAGGCCACGCGTTTACAGGCTCAGGAAGAGGCCCGTTACCTTGGCACGCGCACAGCGGCAAACGCTGCAGCGGGCATCAATGTCGGATACCAGAAAGAACAGGTCGCGCTAAGTCGAACGATCAGAGAGTCGAGAATTGCTGAAACAGCGGCTACTGAGCGGCTTGTGGCGGCTAATTCACAGCTTTCCCTTAGTGCGCGGGCAGCATCAGTCGCTTCAGGGCTTGCGAGGGGGGCTTTCTCACTCATTGGTGGCCCGGTGGGTGCGGCGATGCTGGCCGGTTCTGCGTTACTTTATTTTCATGAGCAGGCGAAGCAGGCCCGTCAGTCAGCGCTTGATTTAAAAGGCGCGGTCATTGAAACAACGGCTGCGCTGATGCAGTTATCTGACAAGCAGCTTTCAGTTAAGCAGCTCGATCTGCAGGACCAGTATGAAAATCAGGTCACTCAGCGAAACCAACTGATTAAAGAAATTCAGGATGCTGACAGCCGTATCGACAGCCTGAAAGGATTTGATCCCTTCGGTCAGCTATCGGGCGTAGAAAAAGGTAAGACTCGCGCAGAAGCTGACCTTGAGTCGGTAAACACTGGCCTCAAAACGCTCAAAGACAACATGGAGAATGTCGATAAGGCGCGTTTTCTGGTCAAAACGGGCATAGCCGATTCTGCTAAAAACCTGAAAAGCGATATTCAGGCGGCGACAGCGGCTGCGGCTGATGCGGGTAAAGTTGAATCCCCCTGGAGCGGAGAGGACCCGGCTAAGGCTGATAAAAAGGCCGCGCAGGCGCTTAAACAGTTTCAGTCACTGCGCAACGAAATAGAGCAGGCGCACGCTTCCAGCCTGGAAAAAATTAACCTTCAGGAAAAGGTATCGCAGGAAAAAATCCTGAAGGAGGCTAAAGCCTCTGGTGTGAGTCAGGCTGAAGTTCAGCGCGTGATGACTCTCAACGCGGCAAACTATCAACAGCAGCGTCAGGAACTGGCTGAGCAGTACTCTCCGGCCAAAGCAGTTATGCGTCAGGAGTCAGAGGCAAGCCGGGATCTTAAGCAGCTTTATGCCGGTCGCCTGATGACAGAGCAGGAGTATCAGTCAGCGCGTATCACCCTTGCAAATGACTCCGCTCAAAAGCTTATTCAGGCACAGGCCAGCCGCACGGCAGCGCCGAAGCTGAACATAGCGGGTGAAGTTGACCCGGTCGCGCAACTGCAGAATCAGTTAGTGCAACAGCAGAGCCTTTACGATGCCTACTATGCCAACGGTAAACTCAGCAAGGAAAACTATGAAGCGCTGATGCAGAAATCCTCAAGGGATTCAGCAGATGCGCAGTATCAGGCTGCTCTTAATCTGTATGCAGGACAAAGCACGCTGAATAAAGGGATTGTGAGCCTGGCGGAAGCGGCGACAGAGAGAGTGACTAACTCCCTGACAGGGTTGCTTACCGGCACACAGTCTTTTAAGGAGAGCATTTCAAACCTGTTTGCCTCTCTGGCGCAAAGCGTCATTAAAAGCCTGGTTGAAATGACCGCACAGGCGCTGCTCACCAAAACAGTGCTGTCATCCTTTATGAACTTCGGTGGTTCCGCTATAGGTGCAGTCGGGTCAGGTGTGGCCGCTTCGGCGGGCAGTACCGGCGCGATGGGCATGAGCACCAGTTTTCAGGGATATGACAGTGGCGGCTTCACGGGTGTTGGTGGCAAGAACGATCCGGCAGGCGTGGTCCATAAAGGTGAATTCGTTTTCACCAAAGAGGCAACGGAGCGTATTGGCGTTTCAAATCTTTACGACATGATGCGCGGCTATGCTGACGGTGGTCTGGTTACTGCACCCACAGAGCGGCCTGTGGCGTCCGGCGCGGCGCGTTCTGGTGGTGGTATTCCGGTAATCAATATTGGCGATACGGTTGTTCATATCAGCGGATCGTCTGACAGTGGTGACGCAGGTACTGAAAAAACTGCATCAGCAGCGAAACAGCTACAGGGAATAATCCGCAAAGAAGTTAATGATTGGGCTAAATCACAAATGACTCCTGGCGGGGTTCTCTACAACGGGCGGCAGTAAAAATGGCGACAGACACTTTTACATGGGAAGTCAGGCTGCAGGCCAGTGAGCAGGTTAACGTCTCAACAAATACTGCGCAGTTTGGTGACGGTTACAAGCAGGTGTCAGGGCGAGGTATCAATGATGAGTCTGAAACCTGGTCGCTGACCTGTAACGGCAGGAAGGCCGTCATAGCTGAGCTGAGGGCATTTCTTAAAGCACACGTTGCCAGTTCATTCTGGTGGACCAATCCATGGGGTGAGAAAAAGCTGTTCAGGGTTAAGGCTGATTCAGTTAACCCTAAGTTCATAAACGGAGATTTTGTGGAGATCACTTTTACTTTTGAACAAGCATTTGGACCATAACTTGATCATAAATCTTCAAGAGATAACTTTCTTACTTCCCAATGCATTATAGAGGCTTTAGGATTATGGGCATCTTTAACTTTGGGATAGGGATATGAAAAAAATATTCGTCTTTTTTATGCTTATTACTTTTTCGCATTTAGCATTATCAGCGGAGTGGTCTACATCTTTCAGTAGTGACGAAATGCGCGGTACCGCGCAAAAATTCATTCAAACTGAATCAGATAACTCAGTAGACTTTGACTTTCCCTATAATGGTGGTTCGAAGATGGGCCTTATGCTCCGTTCTAAAAAGTCTCAAATAAAGGACGGGCAGAAAGCCGAAGATTTACCGCTATCAGAAGCAATATTGGTAATAAGTAAAGGCCAGTTTTTGTGCAGTTCATACGGCGATTGTCATGTTTCAGTAAAATTCGACGACGGTAAAATTCAAAAATTCGCCATGTCTCCTGCATCCGGTGGAAGATCTGACGTTATCTTCTTTGAAGACTCCAAATCCTTTATAAAGGGTATTAAATCACACAAAAAACTAATTATTGAAGCTGATTTTTATCAAGCAGGCCCCAAGCAATTCAAATTTGATTTAGTTGGAGCTGAAAAGAATAAATAAATTGTCAATTATTTAAGGAAACCCACTTCGGTGGGTTTTTTTATGGGTGAAAAATGAGTTTTAATCAGGATGTACAGACGCTTGAGCCTGGCAGTCTGGTGCAGTTGATTGAAATTGACGGCACCGATTTTGGGCTTGATACCGTGCTTCGCTTTCACGCCTACAACATTGCTACCGAAGGGTGGAAATCCTTTGCGGCTGAAAACCTTCCTTCAATCATCTGGCAGGGGAATGAGTACGATCCGCACCCTTACGAGCTGAGTGGCGTTGAAATGAGCAGCTCAGGGACGCAGCCGACACCAAAACTTTCTGTCGGGAACGTGGGTAACTACGTCACCGTGCTTTGCCTGCAATTTGATGATTTGGTAAAAGCCAAAGTCAAAATACACACCACGATGGTGAAGTATCTGGATGCGGCTAACTGGACGGCGGGTAACCCTAACGCGAACCCACAGGAAGAGCGGCTTCAGGTTTTCTATGTCAATTCCAAGACCGCCGAAAACCGTAATCAGGTTGATTTTGAGCTGTGTTCCCCCTTTGATATTCAGAGCCTGCAGCTACCTTCCCGTCAGATTACGCCTGTCTGCACCTGGTGTATGCGTGGCTGGTACCGTACCGGAACCGGCTGTGACTATGCCGGTACCCGTTATTTTGCCAAAGACGGTTCAGCGACTTCAGACCCGTCAAAGGACGTTTGCGGTGGTCGCCTGGCTGACTGTAAGGCGCGTATTGGTGACAGCGAGCCGCTGCCATTTGGGGGGTTCCCCGCTGCCAACCTTCAGGGGAAATAGCGATGCGTGAAAAGCTGATGACGGCGATACGCGAACATGTGGCCGCCGAATACCCGAACGAAGCGTGCGGGCTGGTGGTTCAGGCAGGCAGGGCGCAGATATACATCCCCTGCAAAAACATTTCAGAGAAACCGACCGAGCATTTTGCAATTTCGCCAGAGGAAAAACGCCAGGCTGAGCAGCAGGGTTCAGTTCTGATGGTTATTCACTCTCACCCTGATGTGCCTCAGCTTATCCCGTCTGAGCGTGACCGGGTGCAGTGTGACTATTCCGGCGTGGAGTGGGGGATCATGTCCTGGCCTGATGGCGATTTCTGCACGATCAGCCCCCGGGGAGAACGTGAACTTGTCGGGCGTCAGTGGGTGCTGGGCTTTGCTGACTGCTGGACGCTCATCATGGATTACTACCGTCAGGAACACGGCATCACGCTTAATAACTGGTCGGTGGATTATGAATGGTGGCTGGACGGCAAAGAAAACCGTTATGACGATAACTGGCAGGCTGAAGGCTTTGTCGAAGTGTCACTTCAGGACATGCGCGAAGGCGACATGATCATGATGCGCATTCAGTCGCCCGTCACCAACCATGCGGCAATTTACCTGGGTAACAACCTCATTCTTCATCATAACTCGGGCCATTTATCCACGCGCGTTCCCTATGGCGATTACTGGCGTAACCGCACTGTGCGTGTTGTGCGCCGAAAGGAGCTGGCTGATGCTTAAGACGATGCGATTAAAAGGGATCATGGCAAAGAAGTTTGGGCCGGTTCACCGTTTCCACGTTGCAGACCTGCGCGAACTTATCCGCGCTATGTGTTCACAGGTGCCGGGCTTCAAAAAGTACGTATCTAACGCGCACCTCAATGGCGTTCGTTTTGCTTTCTTCAGTGGCAAAGACAATATCTCGCTGCAGGAGTTTGATATGTGCTCTGCGTCTGCTGAGTTTGAAATGGAGCCAATCATTGAAGGTTCCAAGCGCGGTGGCACGCTACAAATAATCATTGGTGCTGTGGCTATTGTGGCCGCGTTTTTTACAGCAGGGGCGTCTCTGGCTGCATATGGCGCTGCGCTTGGCACTGCAACAGCAGCAGGCTTTGCAACAACCGCGCTAACTAGTCTGGGCATCAGCATGTTGCTCGGCGGTGTGGTTCAGATGCTTACTCCGCAGCCAAAGTTCAACGTTGGCGCGTCATCCAGCACGGACAACAAGCCAAATTATGCTTTCGGTGCGCCTGTTAACACCGTTGCGATGGGGTATCCGGTTCCGGTCCTTTACGGCGAACGTGAGATTGGCGGGGCGATAATCAGCGCGGGCAGCTTTACCAGCGATCAGCAATAAAATTCTTTATTACCACAGGCCACCTTCGGGTGGCTTTTTTTTTGGGTGAAATATGCGGCTACTTGACGGCGAAATTATTTACCAGGGTAACAAGGGCGGTGGCGGCGGTGAGGCGCATACGCCTGTTGAACAGCCAGACGACCTGCTTTCCGTAGCCAAATTAAAAATGCTGCTTGCGATCTCTGAAGGCGAAATTCAGGGAGACTTAACGGCGCAGCAGATTTACCTGAACGACACGCAGCTTGCCAATGATGACGGCACTTATAATTTCACGGGCGTGGTGTGGGACTGGAGGAAGGGCACGCAGGACCAGACCTACATTCCGGGTATGCCGGAAGTGGATAACGAGCTGTCCGTTGGCGTGACCGTCACACAATCGGTGCCCTGGACGCGCCAGTATACCAACCTGTCGCTGGATGCCGTGCGCATCAAACTCAGCCTTCCCGTGCAGTATCAGTACAAAGACAACGGCGACATGGTCGGCACGGTGACGCAGTATGCAATCGACCTGTCAACCGATGGCGGGTCATGGGTTCAGGTTGTGGAGGGTCGTTTCAGCGGCAAAACCACATCGGAATACCAGCGCGATCACCGCATCACCCTCCCGCGTGCAACAAGCGGCTGGTCGGTGCGCGTGCGCCGTATCACTGCAGATTCGAATTCCTCAAAGCTCATTAACGCTTTCAAAGTTTTTTCGTTCGCAGAGGTCATCGACAGCAAACTGCGCTATCCCAATACTGCCCTGCTTTATATTGAAGTTAATGCGCAGCAGTTCAACGGTCAGGCCCCAAAAGTTACCTGCAAGCCCAAAGGCAAGCTGGTGCGCGTTCCGACCACATATGACCCTGTAAGCCGCAGTTACAGCGGTAGCTGGTCTGGTGATTTTAAATACGCTTATACCAACAATCCTGCATGGATTTTCTACGATCTTGTGCTGGATAAAATTTACGGCATGGGTAACCGCGTTGACGCGTACATGATTGATAAGTGGGAGCTTTACAGCATTGCGCAGTACTGCGATGAGCCGGTTTCAAACGGCGCAGGCGGCACAGAACCGCGCTTTACCTGTAACGTATTCATCCAGAGCCAGCAGGACGCCTACACCGTTCTGAAGGATATTGCCGCCATTTTTCGTGGCATTACCTTCTGGGGAAACAACCAGATATTCATTAACGCAGACGTGCCACAGGTCGACTCAAGCGGCAACGTTGATGTGGATTTTGTCTATCACGCCGCAAACGTCATTGACGGCATGTTCAGCTACGCCGGAGGCAGTTACAAGAACCGCTATTCATCCTGTCAGGTTAGCTGGTCAGACCCGGTAAACCATTATTCCGATACGATTGAGGGTGTTTACGATTCAGAGCTGGTGCAGCGCTATGACGTCCGGGAGATGAGCCTGACGGCGATTGGCTGTACGTCACAGAGTGAAGCGCACCGCCGTGGCCGCTGGGCTATTCTGTCGAACGCCAAAGACGGCACGGTATCCTTCGGCGTTGGCCTGGACGGTTATATTCCGGTTCCGGCTGAAATCATCGGCGTTGCTGATCCGTTCCGAAGCGGCAGGCAAAACGGCGGGCGGCTGAGTTCGGTTAACGGGCGTAGCTTCGGACTTGACCGCGCCATTGACTACGCCGCTGGCGACAGGCTTGTGGTGAATCTGCCAGACGGAACGGCACAGACACGCACAATATCTGCCGTCAGTGATGATAAAAAAACAGTAACGGTTGCTACGGCGTTCAGAACGCAGCCTGTTGCCGGTGCGGTCTGGGCGATAGACAGTGACAATCTGGCTATCCAGTATTTCCGCGTCACTTCTGTCTCCAGCAATGACGATGGCACGTTTACTGTCGCGGGCGTCCAGCACGACCCGAACAAGTACCGCTATATTGATGATGGCGTTCGAATTGAGCCAGCGCCGATCACCGTCACCCCCATAAATGTTCTCAAGGCTCCGGCTAATATCAAACTGGCAGAGGTCAGCTACGTTGAGCAGGGTCTGTCTGTTGCTTCGATGCAGGCCACATGGGACCGGGTTGAGGGCGCAATCAGCTACGTGGCTCAGTGGCGCAAGGACAAGGGCGACTGGGTTAACGTCAGCCAGACCAGCGCACAGAGCTTCAGCATTCGGGGCGTTTACAGCGGTGTTTATGACGTGCGCGTCAGGGCGGTGAATGCCGCTGAGGTCTCTTCACCCTGGGGATTTTCTGACAGCACGACAATCACAGGCAAAACAGGCAAACCGGGAACGCCGGTTAACCTTATGGCCACAGACAATGTGGTATGGGCTATCGATGTAACATGGAGTTTTCCTGATGGCTCAGGCGATACGGCTTACACCGAGATTCAGGTTGCAACAACCGCTGATGGACAGAATCCACAGTTCCTTGCTTATGTACCCTATCCGGGTGTGAGCTTTCAGCACGGCCCGATGTCTGCTGGCGTTCGTCGCTGGTACCGCGCCCGGCTGGTGGACAAGATCGGGAATACCGGTGACTGGACAGGTTTTAAAGCGGGTATGTCCAACGTCAACGCTGACGAGCTGATAGGTAGCGTGGTTGAAGAATACCTTCAGTCTGAAGACGGCAAGGCCCTTCTTACGCCCCTGATTACTGATCCGAGCGCAATTGCCGAAAGTATTCTCGCCAATTATGACGATGTAGAGCAGCAGTGGGCGAACTACGGAGAGAACCGTGCCGGAATCATTGAGGCCAGAAAGGTTGCTGCTGATGCGCAGAGCTCTGTTGCTGATCTGAACACAACCGTTACAGCCGGATTCAAATCCACTAATCAGGCAATCGCGGATAATTCAGCAGCCATTCAGCAAAAAATGACCGCATATGCAGATGCTAACGGCGGATCGGCCATTTACACGCTGAAGGCGGGTATCAGCTATGGGGGCGTGAACTATGACGCTGGCATGTCTGTTGCCGTGACCATCAACGGCTCTCAGGTCAACACGCGTTTTGCAGTCAATGCTAACCAGTTCGTCGTTATCAATGGCAGTGGAAATAACGTGTATTCCCCCTTCGTTGTAAAAGACGGTCAGGTGCTTATCAGCCAGGCGTTCATAGGTACTGCATGGATAGGAAGGGGGAATATTACTGATGTGCTCCAGTCTGATAATTACGTTCAGAATCAGGTGGGCCTCAGCATCAATTTCAAGACCGGTGTTATTGAAAACTATGGCTCCGTTTCTGGCGAAGGAAAGTATAAACAGACAAATACCGGAATATCAGTTTTGTCTGCTGATGGTTCGCTGGTTCAGGTTGGGCGTTTAACTGGAGAGTTTTGATGGCTAATTGGGGTTTTGGAACGTGGGATGCTCAGGGCCGAGATACAAATACCGGAATAGTGAGAATTCTGGTAGCCGGGACCCTCGAAGTGGCAAATGGTCAACAGAGCGGATCATTTTCCTTTCAGGTTCCGGCTGGCTATTATCT